TGGTGCAACAGGTGCAACAGGTGCAACAGGATATGATGGTTTTGATGGAGCAACAGGTGCAACAGGATATGATGGTGCAACAGGTGCAACAGGATATGATGGTGCAACAGGATATGATGGTGCAACAGGTGCAACAGGATACGATGGAGCAACAGGTGCGACCGGACCAGTTGCAGGATCAAATACTCAAGTTATCTTCAATGATGATAATGCAGCAGGTGCAAGTGCTAATTTAACATTTGATAAAACGACAAATCTATTGACAGTTGTTGGAAATATAAATGCTAGCAATTTTGTAGGTGCATTGGCAAATGGCAATAGTAATGTAATTGTTTCTACTAACGGCAATGTATCTACAAGTGTAACAGGTAATGCTAATATATTTGTTGTTACTGGGGTTGGTGCTAATTTAACCGGTAGTCTTGGTGTTGTAGGCAATGCGAGCATAACGGGCGGCATAGATTTAACAAGTAATATACATTTCAATAACTCCCTCACTGGGTTAATTGGTAATGCTGCTCCTATTACTATTACTCCTGCGCCTTATGCTGGTAGTTTTAATGGTACCAGTGATTACTTAACTGTACCTGCTGCAACTGGTATCGGCAATCCATTAGACTTGGGAACTGGCCAAGGGGATTGGACTGTTGAATGCTGGTTTAATGGAAATAATCTATCACCCGGTGGATACGGCAAACAACCATTGATTGCATACGGATTTTATGAAAATGTAACTAATCCTTCATACGGTATATTCATATACTTGGGCCAATTATGTTTTATCATTAGTAATGGTGACCCAGGTGGAGGCTCATATGCTGCAATTGGTTTACCGATTGCACTATCTAATAATGTTTGGTACCACACCGCTTTAGTTAGACAAGGTGGTTCAGCATATTGCTTCTTGAATGGTGTATTATCCTATACATTAGATATAAGTTCTTTTGATCAAGGTGGATACAATGGGTTTGATTTTGCAGTGGGTACACAGTCACCACAAACTCCGTACGGATTCTTCAATGGTTATATCAGCAATGTTCGTGTAGTTAAAGGTATAGCAGTATACACATCTAACTTTACCCCAAGTACAACATCATTAACGGCTACTCAAGCAGCAGATACAAATGGTAATCCAAGCGCAGCAATTACTGGTACAGAAACTAGTTTATTAATATTACAAAATTCTACCTTAATTGATAATTCATCTTATAATTTTACTTTAACTAATTATGGGGTTACTACTTATTTGTTAGGTAATAGTGGTCAATTTGTATTTGACGGTATATCAGAATGGAAATCATCACCCATAAATGTTAATGGTACTATTACTGCTAATTTCTTTATTGGCGACGGCAGCAATATATCAAATATTGCAGGTGCAAACATAATTGGCGAAGTATCAAACGCAAACTATGCAAGTTTTTCTAATATAGCAAATGTTGCATATTCAGTAGATTTGGCAAATGTAGTTGGTATAGGTAATATTGCTTCAATTAACATTGATGGTAGTTCATCAAATGTATTGTATGGCAACGGGGTATTTGCTCCTGGCGGCGGGGGAGGGTCAAATATTGCCAATGGAACAAGTAATGTAAGCATTGATAGCGCAGATGGCAATGTTACTGTTGGTGTTGGTGGAACAGCCAATGTGTTTGTTGTATCTACCACCGGGGTTACTGCTACATATTATAATGGTGATGGTAATGGTATATCAAATATTCAAGGTAGCAATGTATCCGGAGAAGTTTCTTACGCTGCTACTGCTAATTCTGTAGCTGTAGCCAATGTATCCGGCATTGGTAATATTGCCACACTAAACTTAGATGGTAGTAGCGCAAATGTATTATATGGTAATGGTGTATTTGCCCCTGGCGGCGGGGGAGGGTCAAATATTGCCAATGGAACAAGTAATGTAAGCATTTCTACCGTAAATGGTAATGTATCTACAAGTGTAACAGGTAATGCAAATGTATTTGTCGTTACTGGTAATGGGGCAAATGTCAACGGTAATGTAACTTTTAATTATGCAGGTACAGGGTTAGTAGGTTTAGCAAATGTATTTGGACAACCAACATATTACGGTGACTTTACTGCTGCCCCTCCGTATGGTGGTGCTTACCTAACAGTTGATAACAATGCTTCATTGTTTGATCAAAACGGGGCATTTACTATTGAATGCTACTACTACCCAAGAGATACGGCAGGATTAAATTTACCAGAATATCTTTGGAATTTTGCTTTTACTGATGGCTGGTTCTGTAGCTGGAATGATCCTAACGGTGGCGCACCAGGAAAATTTCATGTTGGCATACAACAATACAGCGTACTCATCACATCATCTGACACATTTTATGACATTAATCAATGGTATCACATAGCATTAAGTTCCGATGGCACTACTACTAGGTTGTTCATTAATGGAGTATTACAGGGAACTTATGCTGGCACTGGTGGAGCAATTCCAAATCCACAAACGTTAATAATAGCATTTGCTGGTAACGGCCCCTATGATTATGCTGTAAATGGTAAAATATCAAATTTCCGTTTTGTAAAAGATGTTGCTGTATATACTGAAAACTTTGTTGTACCCGGTGGTCCATTACCTGAAAATCAATTAGCAAACGTTAATGGTTATCCAAGTGCTGCTATTGGTGTCGGACAAACTAGTTTATTGACATTACAAGATAGTGCAATAAATGATAATTCTACATATGCATTAACAGTTACAAATAATGGAGCTACTACTGTTAGCATTGATAAGATATGGGGTAGAGGCTCTTTAACATATACCGGTACAGATTGGTACACGGCTCAAAATATTACTGCTAACTTCTTTATTGGTGACGGTAGTAATATTAGTAATATTACCGCAACAAATGTAATCGGTGAAGTAGCCAATGCTAATTACGCATCTTATGCAGGCACTGCTTATTCAGTTGATGTTGCTAATGTTGTTGGCATTGGTAATATTGCCACACTAAACTTAGATGGCAGTAGTAGCAATATACTATATGGTAACGGGGTATTCGCACCCGGAGCAAGTACATCTAGTATCAGTAATGGTACTAGTAATGTAATCGTTGAATTAGACGGCAATGTAAGTACAAGTGTAGCAGGTAATGCTAATGTATTTCTAGTATCAGGCAATAGTGCCAGTTTAACCGGTAACTTATATTTACCAAACACACCAACAGGCATAGTGAGTGGTACATTAGGACAAACATGGACTGCTAATTTTGATGGTGCAGGCTCTTTTGTAACAGCACCGTCTGGTATTACTTCAGGATCATGGACTGTTGAGTTCTGGGTCAACCCCTCAACTGTTTCTGGTAACCACACTATGGTATCTTCTTCAGGAGTGGGGTATCCATACGGATTTCATTTCTGGATACAAAACGGTTTACTTATGCTAGATGATAGTGGAACTGGGCAACCAACATTCTCATCTATTGCAGCAGGTACCTGGACTCATTTTGCTCTTGTGCGTGATAGTGTCACGGGAATAACTACTGTGTATAAAGATGGTGTTGTAGTTCAAGATACTTATACTGGATTAGGTACCCCAGGAACAGGGTTTATTATTGGAAACCAAACATCGGTTAATTGGTATTTTGCTGGAGCCATGAGTAATTTCCGTGTAGTTGACGGTATACAAGTTTATACAGCAGCATTCACTCTACCTACATTATTACTTGAAGCGACACAAACAGCAAATACAAATGGTAATCCAAGCGCCGCAATCACAGGCACAGAGACCGTTTTATTAACCTTTGAAAATAGTACATTCGTAGATAACTCATCATTTAATAATATACTTACCCCAATTGGAACAATGACAACTGTAAATCAAAGTGTTCCGTTTGCCGGATCACTTCAAGGTACTTTGTTATTTAATGGTAGTCAATGGGAAATTTCCCCTGCTTTAAATGTCAATGGTACTATTACTGCAACAAATATAGGTAATATTGCTGCTCTTAATCTTGATGGTAGTTCAGCAAATGTATTGTATGGTAACGGGGTGTTTGCTCCTGGAGGCGGCGGTAGTGGCTCAAGTATTAGTAATGGAACCAGCAATGTCATTGTTGAATTGAACAGCAATGTATCCACTAGTGTTGCCGGCAATGCTAACATATTTGTAGTTACTGGTACTGGCGCTAATGTTAACGGTAATTTAACTGTAACTAATATAACTGATTTGGGCAACGTAGGTAATGTAAAAATTACAGGTGGCGCAAATGGACAAATTCTCCAAACAGATGGTACAGGCAATCTAAACTGGTACAATAAACCAAGTGGTGGGACTGGATTTATCTATGTTTATACACGTAGTAGCGGTGCAGTAGAGGTACAATTGGTAAATAGTGTATTAAATATCGTAGGTAGGTCTGGAATTATTCCAGTTGCGATAAGTTGATAAATACATAATAATAATTGAGATATATAAATGGCAACAAGTTATTTTCCCCTAATCGTTGATGCATCTAACGGTACAATTGATGAATTGCCTGCGGGTGATGACTTAAATTTAGCCTCAAGTAATATTGCTAATGCTGACGGTATTACCGCAGGTAATATTACATCTAATGGTGGTGTGGCAAATCTATCTAATTCTACTAGTGTTGATTTGGGTAATGTAAGCAATTTACACATCGGCGGTGGCACTACAAACTATGTACTAACAGCAGTAGATAGTAGTGGGAATGTACAATGGGCAGCTACTGCTGCTACGAATCAAATTTTTAATGGTAATAGTAATGTAACTATTCCTGTCGCAAATGGAAATGTAGTTACTAATTCAGGTGGCAATGCTACATTGACTGTAACTGATATTGGGGCCAACATAACTGGTTATGCCAACATAACTGGCAATCTTACAGCAGGTAATGCTAACATAGCAGGTACTATCACATTAGGTTCAGGATCAGGTGGTGATTTGACTGGTGGCAATTTAATTAGTGCTAACTCAATCAATATATCAGCCAATGCTAATTTCTCAACTGCATCTAACGTATCATTAGGCGCGATTGGCAATGTAAAAGTCACCGGTGGAAGTAGTGGACAAGTTGTACAAACAGATGGTTCTGGTAATCTATCATTTGTTTCTATCAGTTCATCAAGTATCAGTAATGGAAATAGTAATGTAAATATTGGTACAGCAAATGGTAATGTTGTTACTACTGTAACCGGAAACACAGTATTAACTGTGACTGATATTGGTGCTAACATAAATGGTTATGCTAATGTTGTGGGTAATCTTACATCCAATGATGCTAACTTAGGCAATCTTGTTACAGCTAATTATATAACAGTCAACAACGATGCTAATGTTACTGGAAATATTACAGCAGGAAATGCTAATTTAGGCAATCTTGTTACAGCTAATTATATAACAGTCAACAACGATGCTAACATAGTTGGTAATGCCAATGTTGGCAATATGACAGTAGCCGGTAATGTCACAACTGGATTTGGTACAGGTGGTAATATCACTGGCGCTAATGTTATCTCTGCTAACACATTCATTGGTAATATTCAAACTGGTTCAATCAGTAATGGTACAAGTAATTTAAGTATACCAGTTGCCAATGGCAATGTTAATATCAGTTCAGCGGGTAATGCTAACGTAGTAATTGTTACTGGTACAGGCATGGCAGTTACAGGTAATGTAACAACAGGCGGCGGCACTGGTGGTAATATTTCTGGTGCTAATGTTGTTACAGCAAATACATTCGTTGGTAATTTAACTAACGGTTCTTATTCTAATGGTACTAGTAATGTAAATATACCGGCAGCAAGTGGCAATGTTAACATTAGTTCAGCAGGTAATGCTAATGTAGTAGTTGTTACTGGAACTGGCATGAATATTATAGGTAACATCACAACAGGTGGCGGTACTGGTGGTAATTTAACCGGTGCTAATGTTATCACTGCCAACACAATTAATATATCAGCTAATGCTAATTTCTCAATCGCATCAAATGTTTCACTAGGTAACATTAGTAATCTTCATATTGACGGCGGCGCAACCGGATATGTACTAAGTACAACAGACGGTGCCGGCACATTAAGTTGGATAGCACCAAATTCTGGTGCAACTGGTTACACGGGTGCTACCGGCGCACAAGGTACTAGCACAAGTCTATTCTTATACAGAGCAAATACTAGTGCAACTTCAGGCTATCCAGGAGACGGTGATCTTCTTTGGAATGATGCAACTCAAATTGATGCTACACAAATTAATATCAGTCATTTAACTGATGATGGCACTGATATTGATGTGTTCTTGTCATTGCTTGATGCCACTGAAACTATATTGATTCAAGATCAAACAAATAGTAGCAACTATCAAAAATTCACAGTAACTGGATCTCCTACAAATGTAAATCCCGGCGCAGCAAATAGTTATTGGACAGTTCCTGTACTAATTAACGCATCAGGAGGAACAGGTACTAGTAACTTTAGTAATACACAAGCATTATTCTTAGCATTAGTTAATGGTATACAAGGTGCCACTGGCCCACAGGGCTATCAAGGATCAACCGGTGCTACTGGTATAGCAGGCGTAGACGGAGCAACGGGTGCCACTGGTGTCACAGGTAATGATGGTGCTACAGGTGCTACTGGTACAAATGGTGTAGACGGAGCAACAGGTGCTACTGGTGTAGCAGGGACTAACGGGGCAACAGGTGCTACTGGTTATTATGGAGCAACAGGAGCAACTGGTCCTGTAGCAGGTAGTAATACTCAAGTTATATTTAATGACGATAACGCAGCCGGCGCGAGTGCTAATCTAACTTTTAACAAAACCACTAACCTGTTAAAGGTTACTACTGGTAACGTAGATGCAGCTTACTTCATAGGCAACGGCTCTCAACTTACCGGCATTGTTGCAGGAGCAGTAGCTGCCGTTTCAAACGGTAATAGTAATGTAAACATTCCGGCAGCGAATGGCAACATTACATTCTCATCTGCCGGTAATGCGAACATAATGGTCATTACTGGAGTAGGTGCAAATTTATCTGGTAGCTTTACAATTGGTGCCGGTACTGGTGGTAATATAACAGGTGCTAACTCTGTGAGTGCTAATTACTTAACTGCTGCTAATTCATTAACTGTCACTGGTAATGCTGCTGCATCTAATCTTACAGTTGGTACAGGATCAGGTGGTGCTATCACTGGCGCTAACTCAATTAGTGCTAACTACTTTGTTGGTAATGGTTCATTATTAACTGGTGTCATTTTAGCTAACGGTAATAGTAATATAAATATTCCCACTGTCAACAGTAACATCACAATGACTGTAGCCGGTGTTGCTAACGTAGTAACTATAACTAATACTGGTGTAAACGTTACAGGTACACTAAGTACTGGTGCTGCAAACATAACAGCAAACTACTATATTGGTAATGGTGCATTATTAACTGGTATCGCCGCAACAACCGCGATAGCGAACGGTAACAGTAATGTAAGTGTACCGGTAGCAAACGGCAACGTTAACATATCAGCAGTTGGTAATGCTAACGTATTAGTAGTTACTGGTACTGGAGCAAACATCTCCGGTACAGCAAACATTACCGGTAACTTAGCAGTTAATGGTACTAACGTAACAATTGGTACAGGTTCTGGTGGTAACATATCAGGTGTTAACGTAATCACAGCAAACACTTTTGCCCAAGGTAATAGTAATATAACTGTAGTATCAAATGCTAACGTTAACTTCAGTATTACTGGTACTGCTAACATAGCATCTATTACGGCAGCAGGTATTATAACAACTGCTGCCAATGCAGCAATAACTTCCAATGCTCATACTGCGTCCGGTGTAGCAACTGGTAACAGTAACGTATCAACAATTACTGGTAACTTAGGATTCCGTTCATTATTTACAACATATACTGAAGGTAATGCAGCCGCAGCAGCAACTATTGCTAATGCTGCTATACATGCATTTGCCGCGCCAAACTTAGCAGCAGCTAATACAACAGTTACATTTACTAATGCGGCGACAATGTATATCGCAGGTGGTCCAGTAGCTAATACTAACGCAACAATTACTAACTCATACGCATTGATGGTCGGTGGTAATGCTCGTTTCTTTGGTAATATCATTGGTACTGTAGCAAACGGTAATAGTAACATATCTATTGTTAATAACGCAAACATTAATATGTCAGCAGTTGGTACTGCCAACGTGTTAATAGTAACTGGGACTGGTGTCAACGTAGCGGGTACATTGAATACTGGCGCAGGTATTATAACTACGACAGGTAACGTTTCTGCTGGTAACTTTGTTGGTATATTAGCAAGTGGTAACAGTAACATTACAATGGTGGCAAACGCTAACGTTGCTATTGCAGTTACTGGTGCTAACAGACTAGTTTTAACAGCGACCGGTGCTAACATTACAGGTACTGCTAATATAACAGGTAACTTATCAGCAGGTAACATACCAATAATACCAAGTGGTAACAGTAACATTACAATAACTTCTAATGCTAACATTTCTATGTTTACTGTAGGTAATGCGACTGCTCAGTTCGTAGTAGCAACTACTGGTGTAAACGTAGCTGGATACGCCAATGCTGTTAATATGATAGGAAACTCTCATACGGCTCAAGGTACAGTCGCTGCCAACTTGAATATTGGTAATGCTATAATATTAAGCACAACCGGTCTTATTGGTAACGTTGGTATGCGTGGTATTTTCACTACATATACTGATAATACTGCGGCAGCAGCAAGTACTGTAGCAAATGCAGCAATACATGGTTTTGCACAGCCAAACATAGCAGCAACTAACACAACAGTTACATTTACTAACGCAGCAACATTCTTAGTTGGTGGCGCACCAGTTGCTAACACTAATGCAACAATTACTAACCCATACTCAATTTGGGTTGCTAACGGTAATAGTAGATTTGACGGTGGTTTGCGTGTTAATAGTGCTACTGGATTTGGTTATAGTAGTACAGTTGGTACTGCTACTCAATTAACTAGTCGCAATACCGGTGTTACTATCAGTAACGTTACTGGTGCTATTACATTATTTACTGCTACTATGGCAGCTAACACAACCAATGCATTTACTGTTACTAATACTACTGTAGCAGCAACTGACGTAATTATATTGAATCAACGTAGTGGTACTGCTGGTAACTATGTATTGACCGTATCTAACGTAGCAGCAGGTTCATTTGGTGTTTCAATTTATAGCCCTGCAGGTGCTCCATCTGAAGCACCAATACTTAACTTTGCAGTAATTAAGACAGCATAATAGGATTATAAGATGGCAAACACATATACATGGTCTATAACAAATATGACTTGTTTACCAGAAGTAGACGGGTATACTGATGTGGTTGTACAAGTTAGTTGGAAGTGTATTGGAACAGACGGTACAAATTCTGCTGACCAATATGATATAAATATTTTTAGTTTTGACCCTGCTAATTTCACGCCATACTCAGAGTTAACACAAGAAGAAGTATTAAGTTGGGTATGGTCAACAGTAGATCAAACTGCGATTGAAGCAGTTGTTGCTGCTCAACTATCTAATCTATCAAATCCCCCAGTCGTAGCATTACCTTTACCTTGGGTTAGTTAAGATGCTCTTGCAAGGGATGACACTTACTAGCGGGTTTACTTTAGGGATATCCCCTCCAACTTCAGTTTACTTAGTAGTTGCCGGTGGTGGTGGTGCAGGGTATGGATCAGGCACTTTTAATGGTGGCGGTGGCGGAGGCGGCGGGGAGGTATTATATAGTTCTCTTTCAATCCCTTCTCTTGCTGGATCTACTTTGGCTATAGTAGTTGGTGCCGGTGGCACAGGCGGATTAGTTTCCGGAAGTACAATCGCTACAGCAGGGACAACTTCTTCAATTGGTGGTATTACTGCACAGGGAGGAGGATACGGTATCAACAGTGCAAACGGGGCATACTATCCCACAGTCTGGGCAGGTACATCTGGTTCTGGATTTTTAGGTGGATATGGTTGGCCTGCCAACGGATTCGGTAGTGCAGGCGCCGGTGATGGATCTCCTGGATTTGATTACGATTCTACAGGTGGATCTCAAGGCGGGTTTGGTACATTAATTTCAATATTTGATAGTTATGGAACTGACGCATCAAACTCAACTTTACCCTCATCTGGCAAAGGATACTTTGGCGGCGGCGGTGGTGGTGGTGCTTGGTATATTCGAGGTAATTCTAATGGTGGCCGCGGCGGCGGCGGAAATTCGCTGAATAGTGCTGGTATTAGCACTGCTGGTTTAGCAAATACCGGCGGAGGTGGTGGCGGAGGTGGTAGCGGTGTTGACGGAGCAGCCGGTGGAAGTGGTATAGTAATTATTCGTTATCCTGATTCATATGCAGCAGCATCAGCAACAACAGGTAGTCCAACAATTACAGTAACAGGTGGATATAGAATCTATACATTCACTAGTTCAGGATCAATAACTTTCTAAACATAAATCATTATTTTTAATAAATACACTATAGGAGATATAAAATGAGTCATTTCGCAAGAATAGAGAATGGAACAGTAACTCAAGTAATAGTGGCAGAACAAGATGTAATAGACAGTGGTCTATTTGGTTCTCCTAATTCTTGGGTACAAACAAGTTATAACACATATGGTGGAGAACATCGCTTAGGTGGCGACCCATTACGTAAGAATTATGCTGGTGTTGGATATAGTTATGATAGTGAACGTGACGCTTTTATCCCACCTCAGCCGTATAACAGTTGGAAATTAGATGAAGCTACATGCTTATGGAAATCGCCAAAAGCAATGCCAAAAGCAAAAGCAAATACGATGTATAGTTGGAATGAAGAAACATTATCCTGGGACGCTATTGATACTACACCAGTTGAACCAGATCCAATAGTTCATACCCCATTACCATAAAGTAAAAATCATGTATATAGAATCAGGACTTGACATTGGCCCGGGAATGGAGATATCTCTTCCACCATACCCCACCTCAATAGAATATCTATTGGTTGCAGGCGGAGGTGGAGGCGGCACACTGGCTGGGGGAGGTGGAGGTGGATTTTTAACTGGAACCTACAATATACCAGCTAGCGCAACTATTACTACAACAGTCGGTGCTGCAGGTGCAGCAGCGCCCAGCACATACGCGGCCGGCGGCGCCGGGGGTAACTCAAGTTTTGTTAATGATATTGATATAGTAAAGTCTGGTAGTGTATATTTAAATGGATCAAATCAATACTTAACTACTCCTAACAATTCAGTATTTGAATTTGGTACTGGAGATTTTACTGTAGAAGGCTGGTTTAATTTTAGTGCTATTTCATACACTTCAGATGTTGTCAACCCTATGATAGTATTTGGTCTGGGTGCCACAGGCGGTCCTGGTTTGAATTGTGTTTGGTCCCTACATTTTGCTAACGGATTACTTGCGTGGTATAGTTATATCGGAGGACCGACAACATCTTATACATTTGCACCAACAGTTCCTTTAATAACATCTGCCTGGTATCATATAGCAGTTACTAGAAGCGGCACTGACTTACGAATGTTTCTCAATGGTAATCAAGTAGGCACAACACAATCATGCGCTAACGATTACAGTAACGGCGGAACGACTCCCGGCACTCCAATACAAATAGGAAAATTTAATTCCTCACTAGGAAACTTTTATTTTTCTAATTTAAGAGTTGTTAAAGGGGTTGCTGTATATACAAGTAACTTTACTCCAAGTAGAAACGTACTAACTGCTACTCAAGCAGCAAATGTTAATGGTAGTCCAAGTGCTGCTGTTACAGGAACACAAACAAGTTTATTGTTGAATACAGTATATGGTGCTAATTATCTCAAAGATTCATCAAGTTATAATCTTGCTATAACAAATTATAATTCAGCAACATCACAAACGCTTGAACCTATATACACAGTAACATCATATGGCGGCGGTGGCGGTGGCGGATATAGTTCATACCCTAACGGAGTATACGGCGGAAGCGGGGGCGGCGGTGGCGGTGGCACTGTTGGTGCCGGATTTGTGGGTCAGGGGTATGACGGTGGGTTAGGGTTTGCTGCCGGACAAACTGGTGGTGGTGGCGGTGGCGCCGGCGGAGTTGGCGGCGGGGGAGGTAACATCACCTCTGGTAGTGGCGGCATAGGCGCAATTAGTGCTATAACCGGAACAAGTTATTATTGGGCAGGTGGTGGCGGCGGCTCCTCTAGTGCTGTAACAGGCGCACCAGGCGGCGCCGGCGGTGGCCAGGGAGGACTGGGAACCACAATTGGTGCAATGGGAACAGGCTATAATAATGCTACAACAGGTGGAGCAGGAACTAATACAGGTGGAGGTGGAGGAGGTCACTGGTACACTTCCACATCAAACAGCGGCGGTTCAGGCATAACTGTATTCCGTTATCCAGCAATATTCAATGCTGCTAGTGCTACTACAGGTAGTCCAATATATTCAACAGTTGATGGATATAGAGTTTATATATTCACAGGCTCTGGTTCAATAACTTTCTAAACATCATTATCAATAAATGATAAGTAGAGAGTGACTAATGTATTTCAATTAAACTACGAAGCAAGACTTAAGAGTTGGTACGACTTAAGAAAATCCCTAGAAGATAGTGACATAAAAACATCTTGTCTAGCAATAGATAACTGGTGGCAAAAAGCACCACTAGTTAATCACTATCTACACCCAAATGATATAGATAACTGGCCCGGACCATGGGATTTATTGGTAGAAAATAACTACTGTCAAATCGCTAGAGGGCTAGGAATGGTCTATACTCTGCGATTAGTGGGCATCAAAGACATTGACTTTTGCCTAGCAATAGACGATAATAGTGAAGAATGTGCCTTAGTCATGGTTGATAGCGCAAAATATATATGTAATTACTACCCTAATACGGTCATAAGTAATAGTCTAAACGATTTCACAATGGCTAGTCACATAGATATGACTAAAATAAATAAAAAAATATAATAGGTGTAGAATGATTATAAATGTCTTAAAGCGTAATGGTAAAAAAGAGCCGTTGATGCTAGAGAAATGGCAAGCCCAAGTAGCAAAAGTATGTAACGGAATAGCAGACGTAAGCCCAAGCATGATTGAGATTAAATCTCAACTACACTTTTATGATGGCATCACTACAAGTCAAATAGATAATATAACATTACGGGCAATCGTTGATTTGATTGACGTAGAAGCAAATCCAGAAGTTGGTCACACAAACTATCAATATGTAGCTGGTAAGCAACGTATGAGTATGTTGCGTAAAGATGTATATGGCTCATACGAACCTCCCCACCTCTACGATATCGTTAAAAAGAACGTAGCCACTGGATTATATACAAGTGAATTACTAGAATGGTATACTGAAGAAGACTGGAACAAGATGAATGACCTAATAGATCATTCTAAGGATGAGACATATAGTTATGCCGCCATTGAACAACTCATTGAAAAGTATCTAGTAAAGAATCGTTCAACAAAAGAAATCTATGAAACACCTCAAATTCGTTACATGGTTGCAGCAGCTACAGTTTTTCACAGTGAAGAACCAAACACAGCAAGAATCAGATACATCAAAGAATACTACAATGCTGCTAGTGATGGTCTTTTTACATTGGCTACCCCTGTGCTGGCTGGCTTGGGAACTCCAACCAAGCAATTCAGTAGTTGTGTGCTTATTCGTAGTGACGATGATTTGGACAGTATCTTTGCTTCGGGAGAAATGATGGCTAAGTATGCTAGCAAACGTGCTGGCATTGGATTAGAGATTGGAAGATTACGCCCGTTAGGATCACCTATTCGCGGTGGAGAAATCATGCATACTGGCATGATACCATTTCTAAAGAAATGGTTTGGTGATTTAAGAAGTTGCAGTCAAGGAGGTATTCGCAATGCAAGTGCTACAGTATTTTATCCTATTTGGCACCATCAGTTTGACGATCTTATCGTTCTTAAGAACAATCAAGGAACTGAAGAAACCAGGGTGCGACACATGGACTACGGGGTCGTCTTGTCAGCATTGTTCTGGCGCAGATTTAAAAACAAAGAAAACATCACCTTCTTTGACCCAAACGAAGTTCCCGATTTATATGAAGCCTTCTATAGAAATACACAGTTGTTCGAAGAACTCTACACCAAATACGAAAAACGAAAAGACTTGAGAAAAAAATCAATGAATGCCGAAGAGGTATTCAAAAGTGGAATACTAAAAGAACGCACAGACACAGGTATAATTTATCTAGTATTCATTGATAATGTTATGAAGCAGGGTCCATTTGATCCTGAGTATCATACAATTTACCAGAGTAATTTATGCTGTGAAATACTACTACCAACAAAATCATTTAAGAGACTTGACGATAAAGAAGGACGTATCGCACTCTGTACTCTCGGAAGTATCAATTGGGGAGCCTTCCGTAATCCAGAAGATATGCGCCGCGCTTGTCGCATTCTACATAGGAGTCTTAACAATATACTGGATTACCAAGACTTTCTTTCCATACAGTCTAAGTTAAGCAACGATGAGATTCGTCCATTGGGCATTGGTGTCACTAACTTAGCATACTGGCATGCAAAGCGTAGCTTAAAGTATGGTGAGAAAGATGCATTAGCTGAAGTCAAGACTTGGGCAGAACACTTGGCATACTATCTAACAGAAGCAAGTGTAGAACTTGCCAAAGAACGTGGTAAGTGTGAAGGCAGTGATAAAACACGTTATGGTCAAGGTATATTTCCCTGGGAGTTACGTGCTAATGGCGTTAATCAATTAACTGACTTTACTCCAGAACTTGATTGGGAAACATTACGTGCTAATATGAAAGAGTATGGTGTACGTAATGCTACGCAAATGGCTATCGCTCCCGTAGAATCAAGTAGTGTAGTTATCAATAGCACAAACGGTATTGAAATGCCAATGAGTTTGATTAGTGTTAAAGAAAGTAAAGCAGGTAGTTTCACACAAGTTGTTCCAGAGTATCACAAACTAAAAAACAAATATCAATTGATGTGGGAACAAAAAGACTGTGATGGTTACCTAAAGACTGCAAGTGTACTAGCAGCATACATCGACCAGAGCATAAGTACTAATACATTCTATAATCCTGCACACTTTGAGGGTCGTAAAGTCCCGACTACATTGATAGCAAAGAACTTGATGCAAGCACATATGTGGGGCTTGAAAACTTTCTATTATAGTTTGATTAACAAACAAGGTAGTAAAGCACCCGATGAAATAGCCCCAACAATGTTGGAACCAATAGATTTTGATGATGAAGAAGATTGCGAAAGTTGTAAATTATGAGTAAAGCACAATATAACCTAACCACAAAAACAGACTATTTAAATCGTAAGATGTTTCTAGACCCAATGGGTCCAGTTACTATTCAACGTTTTGAAGAAGTAAAGTATAAAAAGCTAGCAGACTTTGATAGTACTGCAAGAGGATTCTTTTGGCAACCAGAAGAAATATCATTGACTAAAGATGCCAATGACTTCAAAGAAGCTAGTGAAGCAGTTAGACATATCTTTACTAGCAACTTGTTACGTCAAACAGCACTAGATAGTTTGCAAGGGCGTGGTCCAACACAAGTGTTTACACCTGTTTGTAGTATACCAGAACTAGAAGCATTGATGTATAATTGGGGCTTCTTTGAGACAAACATTCATAGTAAGAGTTATAGTCATATCATTCGTAACATCTATAATGTACCTAAAGATGTTTTCAATACCATACATGACACACAAGAAATTGTAGATATGGCTAGTAGTGTGGGGAAGTATTATGATAAACTACATGAACTAAACTGTTTTAAAGAAATCAATCCAAAAACAGTAAGTGAAGAAAATCATATTAAAGCAATATGGTTAGCATTGAATGCTAGTTATGCACTAGAAGCATTTAGATTCATGGTAAGTTTTGCTACAAGTTTGGCAATGGTTGAGAACAAAATCTTTATTGGTAATGGTAACATCATTAGTTTGATATTGCAAGATGAACTATTACACAAAGGCTGGACTGCATATATCATCAATCAAGTTGTAAAAGAAGATGAAAGATTTGCCAAAGCAAAACGGGAATGCGAAGGTGAAGTTTATCAATTGTATGCAGAAGTGATTGCTGAAGAAAAAGCCTGGGCAGACTATTTGTTTAACAAAGGCCCAGTCATTGGGTTGAATGCTAATGTATTGAAAGATTTTGTTGATTATACAGCAGTAAGTGCATTGAAAGATATTGGTATTAAGTATCAAGGCAATAGCCCAAAAAGTACTCCTATACCGTGGTTCAATAAACATAGTGATACAAGCAAAAAGCAGACAGCACTACAAGAAAATGAATCAACCAATTATGTATTGGGCGTAATGAGTGAATCACTTGATTACGACCAACTACCAAGTTTATAAAAGGAAATAATATGAAAGCAATAGTATGGAGTAAGTACCACTGCCCTTATTGTGACCAAGCGAAAGCATTGTTGTCAAGTAAGGGAATAGAATTTGAAGAAAAGAAAATTGGTGATGGTTACACTAAAGAAGAATTATTAGAGGCAGTTCCAACTGCCCGCACGGTTCCACAAATCTTCCTAGACGGAGAACTTGTGGGTGGGTTTACAGAACTCAGACAAAAATTAACAGAAAGCACATAATGCAAGTTGGAAAAGTTTATACATTTAAATTAAATAGCGGTGAAGAATTGATTACTAAAGTAGTTGAAATTACCAGAGATAATATCATTATTGAAGAACCCGTAAGTATTGCTCCTAGTCAACAGGGTATGGGATTAGTTCCTAGTATGTTTACCGCAGATCCAAAGGGTAAATTTACACTAAATAGTAGTAGTGTTAGTCTTTATGCCGAGACAGAAGATAACGTAAGAATGAAATATTTAGAAGCAACAACTGGAATTAAAGTACCAGAAAAGAAAATTGTATTAGGATAACATGGCAGCATTGAGTAGGAAGGGTGATACAAATCAAGAAGGCGGGCAGATTATACGCGGCGCCGACACGGTTTTTGCTAATGGTATTGCTGTTGGATTACATGTAAGTAAAATCTCCTCTCACGCCCCGTGGGGCCGCCCGCATCCTCCACATGATGCACCTACTACAACTGACGGTAGTCCAACCGTGTTTGCTGAAGGAAGTGCTGTATTAAGAATAGGGTCAGGCAATACATGTGGTCATAGTATTGTTCAAGGCAGTGAAAATATATATGTACCATGAGTGATTCTGGAAAACAAAGCCCATTAGGCGTAAATGTAATGAGTGGTTTACTCCAAGGCAAAGGCTTTTGGGTTAATAAATCTACATCTACATATGTAGGTTCCAGTAACAGTATTAGTAATTACACTTATGGTAGTATTATAACAAATACTATATTGAATAATGCTACTAATGCAATAAGACAGGGTTGGGTTAGATATAATGCAGGTGAATTATCTTTAACTACTTACACGAATCTTATATCTATGGGTAGTTCAACTATCCCTGCATTAGGCAATAGTATACCTCCCAATTACTCTGGAAGTCAAAGTTATAATATTGCATATTCTGGTCAAAATGCTAGTTATGGATATGTAAGAATATTTCCTTTGCAAGGTTATAATGAATTTAACTATAATAACACATTAGCATTATCTAATATGTATAATGATTTTGTTGGATCATTCTTGGCAACCGGGTCGTTTATTGACTATTCAAATAAAGCAATCATGGCGGCACAGAATTCTTTGAACTTCTTAGAAGGTACGTTCAGCAACATGAATGATTTGATTACTGCTGATGTTACCAATGTAAGTTTGTCTACTGGTGTATTTGGTAGAGATTTGATTAACTTAGGTAAAGCACTAGACTTGTCAAGTATTTGGACATTTGGATATCCTTCTAATTTATTAGTGACCCTCAAAAAATATAATGCAATAACACCTTCATTAGCTGTGGCATTATTGTCTACTGGATTGTCTGCTAGTGAAATTGACCAAATATCAAGTAATGGAACTGTTACTAAAGATCAACAACAAAAAGTGTATTCGGCATTTTTAATAATTGCCGGTGTTGATTTGGCTGCTATCCTAGTATCATTGAATTGTAATACCGCCGGATTAGTAACATTAGCCGATTTACTTAACGTGAGAAAAATGTTTCCATTAAGTTATCTAACATTAACTGTACCTATATATAATTCAGTTCCTGGACCAACTAATAGTAAAACATATTATCCTATCTTTACTGTTAATGCAGTAAGCCCTGTATTATCTACACCAGCAGTAGAAGCGATTGTTGGAACAACTATACCACCAGGTGAACCACCGTATCCTTATACTGATCGTGAATCTTGGAAACAAAGGGAAACACCACCGGCAGCAGTTTATAAACAAAGTCGCGGTGCCTCATGGTGGGTTGATCCAACTACCGGTAGACCAGTTGATGATCAACTTGGAGCAGAAAGAGCTGCCGCAGCTGCCGCAGGTGTTGTTCCCGTAACAAGAACTTTTAGGGGTTAAATTATGGCAGAATTAAAACGAGAGTTAGAGTTCTTACAACTATTAGAAGGTAGTGTGTATTACGGTGGCGATTTCACTAGTAACACAGGTGGAGGAGGCAGTGGTAGGGTTGAAATACAAATTGATAACGGGACTCTAACTGCCGTTCCAGTAATAACTAATAATAATAGTGCTACCCCACCTAGTGAGCCATCATTAAACTATCAAATTTTACCTGAAGGTTTTGGTTCATATCTTCAAGGTATATTACCTGATGATATAGCTACTGCCGCCGGTGCGTTCAGTGCAACAATGCAACAGATAAAGAATATAAGAAAAATTGACATTGAAAAATTTGCACAAGCAGTAACAAGTTTAGAAACTACAGCCAATCTACCATTAACTGCTGGCACTAATATACCAGTTGATGCACAAGATGCACAATCTGCTCTTGCACTAATAGCTTTAGGTAGTGGGCCATATAATACATACACCTATTCAGACTTCTTTGGATGTATGTCAGGTTTGACTTATGATTGGGTTAATTTACAAACAGCTATAACCAATATGCCAACTAGCAATCTAGCTACCATATACACTAATCTTTATGCCGCTACGCAAGGACCAACATCAGGATTAGATGTTGCTGTACAAGCACAAATAGATTTAGTAAATGCTGAAATTGCTGTAATTCGTACAACAAACCCGGGGCAGTCTATGGAGTTAAATGATCTTTGGGAAACTACTGCCACACAATTGAATATTGAACAACGTGCTAGAAGCGTGGGGTTGTCTCCTATTCCTTCTCCAAGAACTGGTGATTTGTTTCCGTATCCAACAATGGTGTATAGTTTTACTGATAGTATCCCAATATATGCCAAATTAACACAATCAAATATGGCTGCACAAACTTTAGAAGCTATATCTAATTTAGATTTAAATACTGGACAAAGTGTAGTTGCTATGATGCGGGCAGAAAGAAATCAAGCAAGATTGCTTCAAGTTGGTATTCCGTTAGATGACAACATACCCGATTATATCCCATTAGATGCACAAGCAGACGGTGCACCTTCGTACCCTTTTAATACTGAACCAGTAGAAACACCAGCATATACACCAAAATCAAGTGTCGCAGCAGTATTAGGAATAGGAACACTTGATGGGTTGCCTGTACCAAGTCCTGATATAGGTATAGGCACCCAGGGTATAAGTCAGGTAACAATACCTTCAGGAACTTCACCGTTCTTTGACCCGCAGGCTGCAGGTAACCCGCAGGCTGCAGGTCAAGGTGCTGGCGCTGCCGCAGGGATAGTTGCTGTTCCGGGTCAAGGTGCTGGCACTGCTGCAAGGATAGTTGCTACAGTGGGTCAGGGTGGCGGGCCAATCGTTCCGGGAAGTTTAGCAGGATCGCCGTTTACTAAATTAATACCTCCTGCACTAAATCCGATATATACATCTAATGTATTATTACCGGCATCACTAACCGTCGCCCAAGCAATTGAACAAGTTATCACTTGTAATTGTGATTGCTGGGTGCAATAACCAAACAGTTTGGTTATTCAACAAAACTGTAGTATACTACAGTGAAAGGAAATTATGTTATTAACAATTAAAAATAAATTAGTAATAATGACCATGATGTTTTTAACAATCATGGCTATTCCTTCGCCTACACAAATTGCTATTGATATGCCCACTATCAATCTAAAGAAAATTGATATGAAGCAAATAGCATGTATGGCAAGAAATATTTATTATGAAGCAGGGGCAGAAGCAATGCCCGGACAAGCCGCCGTTGCCAGAGTTGTAATGAATCGTGTCAATCACGGGTTTGCAGAGACACCTTGTAAAGTTATCTATCAAAAAACATTAATTAACGAAAATGTAGTATGTCAGTTTAGTTGGGTATGTTTAGACAAAACTGATCCAAGTAAATCAAACCCAAAATACAAGCGAGCATTGCAAGTTGCATATGAAGTAATGGTGTTTGATATGTATAAGAATGTTGTTCCCAAGTCAGCATTGTTCTTTCATTCAATACACATTGATCCGTTGTGGCCCTATAAACAAGTAGCAATAATTGGCAATCACATTTTCTATAGTAAGCAGAAGGTGAAGAATGAACAGAAGCCCAACAAGACATGAGTTTCATACTAAAATGTATAGAGAAACTTTAGCAGAAGATCCATTAAATGAAGATGCTATTAATAGCATACAACATTACGAGGATTATGATATTCAGGATAAATTAAGATCACAAGATCCAGAGTGGCGTAAAAATAACTTAGAGTATGACTTGCGTTCTACTGAGTGGATCATAGAGAAAACTAAAAGTGACAAGGCATATGCCCAGCATTTATACGCAGCAATGTGTAATAATGATTTTCAGCGTAATGATGTATGGCCTATACTAACTGGTAAAACGTGGAGTTGTAGTTGGAGACACGCGGGAGCAATAGTTGCTGATATGCGTGAACAAGGTGACTACATGGATTGGTACTGTACTGGTATACAGAGTGATGAACCAATTGATGAAGTATTTCAGAATATGGATGATCATCAAAGACAAGAGTTTTTTGAAACTAAGTCGTATATCGGTGAAAGTATAGTTACAGAAGAAATACGTGAAGATTTACTGAAATTAGGATGGATAGTAATAGAAGGTAATTACACTGACTAAATACAGTACAGGAGATATATTATGTTAGAAACTTTGTTATACTTATTTTTAGGTGCATTCGTCGGATGGAACTTCCCTCAACCACAATTTGCTAAAAACATTCAAGCAAAAGTTTTAGCTATGTTTAGTAAAGAGGCTAAATAATGGCATACTCACAACAAGTTGTTGACCACTACGAAAATCCACGTAATGTGGGTAGTTTTGGTAAAGAAGATCAAGATGTGGGTACAGGAATGGTCGGTGCTCCAGCATGCGGTGACGTAATGAAACTGCAAATTAAAGTAGATAAAGAAACGGGGTTAATCACAGATGCCAAATTTAAGACATACGGGTGTGGGTCGGCAATTGCTAGTTCAAGTCTTGTCACAGAGTGGGTCAAGGGTAAGACATTGGATGAAGCTGCAACCCTCAAGAACTCTACCATCGCCGAACACCTCGCCCTCCCCCCAGTTAAAATACACTGCTCCATCCTTGCCGAAGACGCCATCAAAGCCGCAGTAGAAGATTATAGAAAGAGGCACTAAAATGAGTACCGAAACCGATAAACTTAAGCACAGTAGACGTTTGCTTAAGGATGATAATGCCATCAATAAACAATTAAAAATTGCTAAAGAAATGGGTCACATGGGTCATACTAAGTATATCAGAGAACCTCATAGATTAGCAAAACATCATGCACTAGATTGTGGCAATCCAAAATGCATAATATGTCATAGTGAAAAAGTATTTGGTGAAAAAACTATACAAGAACAACGATTTGATCAAACTTCAAAATGGCAAGAAAGTGACAATTAAAAGTTTGATTCACTGATTTTGCTAGATAAATATTCTCACTACACACTTAGGAGAATATGTATGAAAACAATCGGAGATAAAATAACTAAATTTGGCGTCACTGGAATCAAGCCAAGCGCACTAACCCCAGATAATAACTTTGAAACTATCACAGAAAAAAGTTTTGAAGGTAAATGGAAAATATTTGTCTTTTATCCAAAAGACTTCACATTCGTATGCCCAACTGAAATCGTTGCATATGACAAATTAAACAAAGACTTTGCTGATCGTGATGCAGTATTACTAATTGGTAGCACAGATAATGAATTCTGTAAACTAGCATGGAAAAATGCACACGAAGGATTGAAAGCAACTACCTCATGGTTCTTCGCTGATACACTACGCCGCCAAAAGCCTGTATTAGGTGAAGATTGGGAAATATCAAACATTGGTGGATTAGCTGATCAATTGGGTATTTTCTATGCACCGGCAGGCGCAGCATTACGTGCAACATTTATTGTTGACCCACAGAATGTTATTCAACATGTCACAGTAAACAACTTAGATGTTGGTCGCAACCCAGATGAAACATTACGTATATTAGATGCATTACAAACAGGTGAGTTATGCCCTTGCAATCGTACTATCGGTGGTGAAACATTATGAACATTCCTCCAATCACAGTAAATGGTAATTGGGTAGAAACAGTAAAAGAAAGTATACCTGACCACGCTAAAGATATCAAGTTAAACTTAGATAACATAATGAAGAATCACGGGCTAGAACCAGTTGATGCTCATGCATGTGCCTATGCTGCTGCTATTGCTGCTAGTAACGGTGGGCTTGCATTTGAAATTGAAATGAATAGTCCTCTATTTCTGAATGAAGCAGAACGTGAAGCAACTAAAGCGGCTGCTGCTTTAATGGGTATGAATAATATTTGGTACCCGTTTGTTGAAATGGTCAATGATCCTGAATTAAAAGGATTGCCACCTGGACTACGTATGAATGTTTATGCTAATCACGGTGGAGTTTCAAAACAAAAATTTGAAATGTATGCACTGGCTGCAAGCATTGTAGGTAAATGTGAATTCTGTGTTAAAAGTCATTATGATATATTAAAAGCAGGTGGCATGACAGTTCAACAACTACAAGCTGTGGGTAAAATTGCAGCAATTGTTAACGCTATAGGAAAAGTTGCCATTTAATAAATAAGTGTATGATACGTAATCTCACCTCTATAGATATTAATCCAATATTAGAATCTTATTCTAAGTTAGAAGGTGGGATTCAATGGTATGAATATGGCAAAGGGTGTCAAGCATGTTTGCAATATAAGTTAGATGAAGATCCTTGGCTTAGTGCTGCTGGAGTAAATAGAGGGCAAGAGTTAAAGTATACTGAACTTAATCCTTATTTTAAAGATACTATTTTTGAACAATTGATTAATCAATATAATTTAAAAAGGTCTAGACTAATGTGGGTAGAACCCATGTCTTGTTATAGTATGCACAGAGATTCAACTCCTAGACTACATATACCCATGATTACAAATCCGCAATGTTTTTTTGTATTTAAACAAGGGATTGTTCAACACATGCCTGCAGGATACATATACAAAGTTAATACAATGGAACAGCATACTTTTATGAATTGTTCAGAAGAACGTAGATTACATTTAATAGGTGTGCTTGATAGAGATTGATATGTTTGAGAAATATTCAAACACACTAAGTTCTCGTGGTTCTCTTGCTGAAGTATGGATTGATACCAAAAAAAAATTAGTAAAAAAGTATTATAAAGTTAATGCTTTAACCATTAAAAATAGACCCGCATATCATAGAACCATTGAAGATATAACTAATCTCTATCACAATGAAATCAAATGGTCTACACAATTAAAATCTAAGCATGTAGTTGAAATATTAGAATATGGACAATTAACTGATAGTGAAGGGTTTTATATTCTTCAAGAATACCCTGGACCTGATTTATTGCAGTACAATGACACTGAATTACACAATGCATTTCCAAACATACAAGATCAATTAGAAGAAATGTATATGGTGTTCAGTAAACATAACATATACAAATTAAACAATGCCAAATGCAATCTAACCGGAAGTAACGGTGTTCTTAAATGCTTTGACTTTAAATATGCAGTAGAAAGACATCCTAAATATATACCTATTGAGATGCGTAGTTTAAAACAATGGATAGGTAATATAGATAAGTCATTAATTGATAGACTATCAAAACATATTTTATAAGTTATCTACTATTTCTGAATAGAATGCTTCTAAAATTTCAGTAACTCTTTCTATTTTGTCAGTGCGAAATTCATCACCTAATTGAATACGTAACCAATTTATAATAGCTTGGGTATTCTTGGTTGCAAGCAATGTACAAAAGTCAAAGTATATTACCCCTTTGGTATTCTTATCATTACAGATAGGTAGTATTTTATTCCAAAAAATATCAGTTAGTGGGTAACACGCTTTTCCTCTTTTATATTGAAATTTTTTACCTTCTTCTGTTTTTGCTATGATAGCAATATATTTGATATTATATCCTAACTCTTGCAATTCTTTTATTGGTATGTTATTATGCCAAGAATGTATTCCGTACAAAATTTTATGATTTTTTATCTTATAATTCTCATCTGCATAGAACTTATAATCATCACCTCGTGCTTGTGCTGCAAATAAAAATGTTCCAAAAAACTCAAAGTAATTTGCATAATCGTCAATTGTTTTTGGTTTGCATTTATTCAAGAACCAATTAGTAATTCGTTTGGGTATTGGTAATTCAAAGTCTACTTCTCTACTACTCTTGTGTGAGTTTAATGTATGGTCAGTTAGTATTTTTGGATTATCATAACATAATCTACTGTCTAATTCTGACCACAAACGTAGCAGTAAATGCCCGGCAGACCCCGGAACATAGTCTACTAACACTAATTCATTATTTGTTAAAAAGGGATATCTCATTTATTCAATTCAAGTTGTATCTTTTCTTGTATATAATTAGTAATACATATTTTCTTACTATTAGAATCAAATGCCCACATCCAAATATCAGCAGGAGTTAAGTTGTTTTCCTTACAATATTCTAACTGAATAGGTTTAGCAACCTCAGTTATATAGGTTGCTTTAAAATTTGATAATACTATTTTACCACACTCAACTGCTGCAATATTAAAATAGTTATAATCATAGTAATGATCAATGGGTACAGTTAAAGTGGGTGCAAGTTTGTCACCAAACACTATTCCTGCTCGCCATCCACCTAATAGAAAATTTTTACTAAGACTAAATGCAACTGCATCAAATACAGGGTCGGATGTATCAATCTTATCATCTAACGTTGTTCCGTAAAATGCACAATCTAAAAATATTTTAGAATTTGTTTTACGACATTGTTCTTTCAATGGTTCAAACCAATCTGTTATTTTTCCTTCATGATTTGGTTGACTGACGATTATATAACTATTTTCTTTGATAGAATCTATTGAGTTTGGGGTAATAAATAAGTAATTGTAGGGACTTACTATTACGGGATAAAATTTATAATCATTTGTAAAAATATAGAATTTACTAACTGATTTAGCTTTGTAAGCTACTTGATTAGCTATAGCATCATGTATTCCGTTTGCTACTGCCCACTGTTTTTTGTTTTCACAGCCAGAGAAATCGTTAATCCAATCTACCCATAGTTTTCTATATTCAATTAAGTCCGATCTATTACCTTTGTTTTTAATATTAATCGTTTTTAACTTGTCTTGAATTTGTTCAGGGCAAAAGGACCAAACTGTCATACGCCATCTTTCGTCAAATAATTTACGTTTATTTTTGTTGGTAAAAAATCAAAATAGCAAACGCATTCTTTTTTGTCACATATTACATTATTAGTGCTAAAAAAATATTTTTCATCGTCTACAGATCCAACACTTCCTGTTATTTGGCATACACTTCTATAAAGTGTATCATAGTCTATACATAAAAAATGTTTGCCGGTGTCACATTCCCAACCTTCAAATGAATTCATTTGATTTTTTGCTAGTAATTGATGATCCATATTTTTGGTCACATTGTTATTAAATATAACATTCAAATCAGTATTCAATGTTGTGTACAATGGTTGACCGTTTTGTAGAATGCATTCTTTTTTTGTGTCATGCTTTTTTCCTGGTTTATAAGTAGCTTGTTTTATCAATTCTAATTGTTTTTCTGTGTATAGCGAATAGATATCATATTCCTGTATAAACATAGCCTTAATATCAATGACCGAACCGGTGGTTTCTATTAAGTAATCATACCCTTCAAATGCTTGATTTATACTATTTTTAGTATGTGTAATTTCACATGCAGTTTCTACTGGAAGATCGTGAAATAAATTAAGTATGTAAGAAATATGTCTATAGTCACTAGTTGTATCACTGTGGTATGTGAGAGTAAGTCTGTCTAAGCAATTGCTCATTGCTAATTCTTCCCACCATCTAATAGTTCTAGCACCATTTGATATTAATATGTTTACTGCTCCTTTAACTTTTGCATATTGTAATAATTCAATTAACTTTGGGAACAATGTTGGTTCACCGCCAGTATAAAGTATATAAAATGGATAGCCTTCACATGCAATTGCTAGTTTGTCTACAATGGTTTTGTACTTCTCTAAGGTGAACCAACGTTTACTTCCATCTTTATTACTGGATGAACAAAATTCACAATTGTAATTACATACATTATGTAATTGCCAATTTATCATTTTAAATTGTTGCGGGAAGGATTTTTCAACTTTTATGGGAATTATATTATTCATGTAGACATATTTAATCCTAATTATGTATAAACATATAAATACTGCAAATGGCTATAATCTACGACAATTATATTAATGGCACAGGCAGTGGCCCAACTTGGCACGTAAAAATTCGTCCGCCTTTTAGAATAGTTAGACCCTATTACCGAGAGACTGCTCTTGCTGCTGAAATGATTTGGGAAAAGAAGCTAGGCAAAATTCACGTATGCCTAAGTGGTGGAATGGATAGTGAATATGCTTTGGCTGTATTTCAATCATTGGGCATGGAGGCAATTCCAGTAATACTTAGAACAAAATATAATGCCCATGATATTAAGTATGCATTTAAATATTGTACAAATAATAACTTATCTCCAATCGTTATTGATTTAGATTTTGATTACTTTGTAAAGTCTGGGCAATTTTTAGATATAGCAACTAAAACAAATTGTGCAGCATATCAATATATAGCCACAATGTGGTTAACTAATCTTATAGGTGGAACAGTTATTACGGGTGAAACAGATCCGCACCTGTATTTAGGTAGTGACGGAAAATGGTATGTCGATGAAATTGAACCAGTATTCTGTCATTTAAAATACTATCAAATGCAAGACATACACACAATGCCATATATGCTTAGGCATTTCCCTGAACAATTTTTAGCTTTCTTGTTAGAACCCACTATTAAAAAATTAGTCAATAATGAGATTCCAGGCAAGACTGGTTCTTATTCAAGTAAAGTTCATGTATATAACAATCAAGTAAAGTTTAAAATTGAAGACCGTAAAAAACAAAACGGATATGAAGTTATAGAAACTAGTCCCATCTTCCAACATCCTGATATGCAACTAGTAAAGAGTTGGAAAGATAAATTTTGGGGGTCTAGTGATTTTGAATACAACTATCTAGTAAATACACTACTGGCAGGAGAAATTGCAGAGGGAACAAATGGACAAAATTGATATGCTTTCTCTTACTAACGAAAACAAATATTTCTTTGTTGATGTACTAAAGAAAGAATTATGTGATAGATTTGTTACTAGCGTAGAAGAACTACCAGAGTTATATGGTTATACTAAACCGTGGAGCTTATTGAATCTAGTAGAAACTAATAGTATAGATTCTTATCATTTATTGTATGTCAATGATAAAATTTGGACTGGCAGTGGAGGAATGATAAGAGAATTTCAAGGGGAAAAAGTATACCAATCAGGCTTTCGTGCTTTCTCTGTGCAAGAACATCGTCATACTGGTCTCGGGGTAAATGCATATATGCATCAATATAGTTCTGCGCTACATATCACTAAAGCTAAAGAAATTGGATGTACTAAAGTATTATGGTCTTTTGACCCGCATAACTATAAACTATTTAAAGTGAATCATAGATACTTAATTCCAAAAGCATTCCCAAACTACAAATTTATTATACATGATGAACCAGTTGAATTTAATTATTCTCCTCAACATTTAATAATTCTAGACCTTAAGGAAAATTCTGTATAAATACAGAATGACTTACAAGCAAAAGCTGATAGCTAACCAAATCTATATCCATATTCTGTTCATAGCTGGACTATTGATATTGCCGTGGTATATAACTATACCCACTATTATTGTAAGTCAAATTATCTATGCAGGCTTTTGTGGAACCGTGTTTTTTCACAGAGTAGCAACACATAAAAACTCTATAAACCCAATTGTTGAAAAAGTATTAATATTACTATCTTGGCTGGGGGCAACATCTTCTGCACTTGCTTGGGCAGGCGTGCATAGAAAGCACCATAGATATAGTGATACAGACAACGACCCGCATAGTCCTATAAAGATGGGCAAGTTTAGAGCATATTGGCAACTGTCAAATAATGACAGTGATATCATACGTTATGTTCCAGATTTGTTACGTAAACCCTGGTATGTATTTCAACACAAACATTATTTTTCTGTATTGTATGCTATTCATTTAATTGGGTTGCTATTACTTCCCTTATATGTTTATTGGATGTTGTTAGTTGTTCCTGCGTTCTTAATGTGGTTTACTGGTAGCATAATTAATTGCTTTTGCCATGATACACTTGGTCCTGTAAATAAAGTTTTCATAAGCATCTTGTCAGGCGGTGAGGGAATGCATCACCATCATCACGAGCAACCGTCTAACCCTAACTTTAGACATGAAACTGATTGGGGATATAAACTTTACGGGTTGATAAAATGAAACTCAAACACCGCTTGCCGAGTCACAGCGTCATTGATCACTTGTCATTAACATCAATCCAATTAGAACAAATGACTAATTGTATACGTGAACTTGAATCAGAATTCAAGTCAGTATTAGAAGTCAACAAAGAACTATGCGGCATTCACCACGACTTGTCTAGTAGAGTCTATGATAACTTTTTTCAAATTGGACTAACTGATAGTACAGTTGAAAACAAAATAGTAACATTGGAAGAATGTGAAGTTGTTGATAATGAATTACATAAAGATAGTTTAGTAAATAACTATAGAAAACGTATAGAGTTGACTACCAATGCAGATAGTCCAATGAATGAATCTACTTACACTAGTAAAACAAAAATATATAACAAGTATGCTAATGTACTTGATGGTATATTTGCTAACTTTAAAGGCACAACCACTAGAGCAAGATTAGTTAAACTAGCAGCAGGTACAAGTATTGCCCCCCATATTGATTATGATCCCGGCTATGCAGTGCGTATTATTATACCTATAATCAGTGATCCTGATTGTATTAATATATTTTGGGTTAAAAATCAAATAGAATCAATATCACTTTTGTTGGGTAAAGCATACTTTTTAAATACTGGGTACAAACATGCTGTTATCAACTTTGGTAAACATGATAGATACACCTTAATGATTTCAGTTAAGGGAACACAGGATATAGATCACCTGATAAGTTAACATGCCTTTTGTTTATAGAAAAGTACACATTGATAAAATCAATGTAATAACGTATGAATTGCAAAAGTTTGCACTACCATATTCAGTAAACAAACCTACAGGATTGTGGGCATTAGATTTAGAAGAATTTAAATCTACTTGTCCTCACGCAGTTAATTACTTTACAATAATTGGTCAATTAGATAATTTATACAAAGTCTGTATCATAGTTGTGCATCCAAAAACTACAGGCAAAGATGCACATGTAGATAATAATATAGAACCTCCCGCAGAAGGTGGCGACACAAAAGGATGCATTAGTCTCAATTTTGACATTGAAAACGGATTGAATACTAGTGTTATCTTTTACAAATACATGAGCGGAGATAAAAAGATAGTACCATTACATGACCCTACTCAAGGGTCTTACATATATTACAGTGGGTGTGAGATGGAAGAAATAGGTAGATACTCACTTGATACACCTGCTATTATGAACAATACTGTTCCTCATGCTATACTAAATGACACGGATAAAACACGTATAACACTTAGCTTTAGATTTGTAGTTGATCCATGGGAGTTTGCTAATGGATTATAAGTATGGATATTGGGAAGCAAACGGAACTAAGTTTAAGAACAAACTACAGGCTATGTTTCATGCGACCGAACATAAAACAGAAGTTTATTACAAATATCACAATGATGTTTGGGCTAACTTTGATAGAACAACCTTAGGTAAAGTTTCGCTTGACACCCTATATAAAGAACGGGCACAACAGTTAAGAGATACATATGACTATCTAATCGTTTACTATTCAGGTGGCTCTGATAGTCATAACATCTTACGCACATTCATAGACAATGATATCAAAATTGATGAGATATGCGTCAAGTGGCCCAAGCCATTAATAGATGGTAAGCTATATAACCCTGATGTAACAAACACCGAAGCTACAAACTATTGGAGTGAATGGAACTATTCGGTAAAACCCACATTAGACTGGGTAGCAAAAACTAAACCAGAGATACTTATCACGGTTAAAGATTTTATGGAAGATAGTAGTAAGATTAGTATGGAGTCATTGTTTACATATGCTGCTGAAATGCGTTCTGGATCAATGAACCTTAATAGATTATTAACTGGAGTGGTATCAGATAATGACTTGATATTGGGTGATAAAGGTATCAATGTAGGGCATGTATACGGAATAGATAAGCCCTTACTCACATATAGTGAAGAAACAAAATTGTTAAGTATGTTCTTTACTGACTTTGCAGTATCATGTGTATGTCCCGGGCAAGATCCAAATAGTGCAGAATGTTTTTACTGGACTGCGGACATGCCTCAAATACCATTTGAAATGGCATATGCTATGGGAGATTACTTCATTGCATTTCCGCAGCATAAACATTTTTTGTTTCGGAGTAACGGAAAACACTTAGTTCCTGCAGGCGATATAGCAGACTTTCAGCACAAGCTAGCAAGAAAGATGTGTTATACCAATTGGGATAATAGATTTCAAACAGAAAAAGCAAGACGTAATGATAAAAATGACAAGTATTACTTTTTGTTTAATGATACTGAATTTGAAACTATTAAGAAAGATTATCTAGGGGGGATGAAATCGTTTACTGAAAAACTAAACAGTAGTTTCTTAACTGATCCAGACGATTATTATGCCGGTACTAGAGTAATGAGTACTAAAGCATTTCCAGTTAGAACACTTTAAGTATCTAATTCTTCTCTATATGCAGTAATGTTGTGATCGGATTCGTATAAATCACGTTCGTTCCAAACATCAAAGCAGGGTATGTCTTCACAAAACTCTATCCAATCTAAGAAACTACGCCACACTGAATGTCTAGTTTCAGTTAATCCATCTTCTGAATAAGAGATATCAAACGATAGTCTTTTCCCTGTATCTGTGAAATTTGTTTTAACATATTCTTCAAAGGCATCTGGCCATTTGTAAAAACCCACTTCTGTTGACGGCCTAATAGTGATTCTGTTATATTCGTATTTGTCTGACATAGTTTGCTCCTGTAAGCTATTTATAGACACGATTATGTGAGAAACTATATTTTGGGTAAACATAAGGTTGACTTCTAAACAAAACTACTATATAATACACACATAAACAGCAAAAACACTATGTTATTTGCAGTTATTTTTAACCAGGACTAAATAGAATACTATGATGAATAAAACTTGTTACATGCCGAAACATACGGGGCTATGGTCTATAGAGGCCTTAGCGACCTTTGCGGCATCATATCCTACAAGTATTCGCGGCAATGATAACCAAAGAGGAGCCCGGGGAGAGGAATAACTAGTTACATCATAACAAAATTTATTTAACCCCTGGGAAACTAAAAAGTCTCAGGGGTTTTTCGTTGTGTAAAAACAACATAACAGAGTTTGACAGTAAATGGATACTCTGTTATACTAAGGGTTAATTAAGAAGCAACTATAAAGTTGCGTAGTGGAGAGATAGTGTGTATAGGAAACGAGATCCTAGCCTGCACTTTAAACATGGGCGAATGGGCGGCCTAGAGGATGAAGTCTCTTTTGTGAGATGAAAAATTCTAGCGTATTAAAGCATATTGTTAAATATGTTTATTATAATGATAAAAAATAAACTTTACTTGTATGCTTGTAGTTTTGGAAAGTTTGGCACAACAAACGGACCAGATGCTGACAAGTGGGTAAATGATAATTCGTTTGGTTCTATTCTTGCAGAAAAACTTGATTTAAAGTTAGTCAATAGGAGTTGGACTGGTGGTTCAAATCATCACCTATTTATCAATGCAATGCGTGACTTGATGTATGGTAATATTCAACCAAACGATTTGATAGTTATACAATATACTCATATAGCCCGTGCTTGGTGTAATGATCTTTCTAAAACAGTTTTGCCCCATAGTAAAGAATTTGAAGATTATTATAAACAATACTATTCAGATTTTTTAGGACTATCTAATTTAGTTTCAACTAATACTTACTTAAAAAGTAAATTTGAGAATAAATTCAAATGTAAATTTGTTTATTCTACTGCGGACGATATCAATTTTTTTAAAAAAATAAATCACACTTTGTATAACGATTTTGTTAGTGATTCAAATTTTTGCTCAATTGAAAAGCAAAGTATACTTCCTTATGTACGATCTTTGAATAACAAAGATTTATTTTTTTCGTGTGAGCATCCCTCTAAAGAGGGTCATGCCATGATAGCTGATTTATATCATCGTTTTATCAATATGCTTTAATACACACATTCAAAAGAGTGTGTTAACAATTTATTGGGGCATGGTGTAATGGTAGCACAACAGACTTTGACTCTGTTAGCCTAGGTTCAATCCCTAGTGCCCCTGCCAGTTTTAGGATAGCAACAGCAAATCAAAAAAACTTTCAACGTTTATGAAAAAAATGCTATCCTGTTTTATTATGCGACCGTAACTCAGTTGGATAGAGTACTAGGCTACGAACTTAGGAGTCGGGAGTTCGAATCTCTCCGGTCGCACCAATTTGCTCTTTTAGTATAAAGGTATTATAATACATTGGTAATGTATAGACACTGGATCGTTACCAGTAAGGAGCACCAATCAAGGTAATATAGCATAGTGGCTAATGCAACTGCTTCATACGCAGTCTATCGTTGGTTCGAGTCCAACTATTACCACCAATTAAAGATTATTGATAAAGCGTAATGCTTTGTTGATATTAGTAAAATATTGTATCTGATACTCACAAAAGTATCTGTCATACACAATCATACAACAAACACCATCAATCAATGATAGGTGAAAGTTTAAGCCTCCAGGAGTAACATTCTTGTAGGTTTTCATAATAGTATTTATTGCCCAGTAGACCGAATGGTGAGGTACCGTCTTGATAAGGCGGCTGTAGTTGGATCGTAACCAACACTGGGTACCAATTTTTTATGGGCTGCTAGTATAATGGAATTACCCTAGCCTTGCACGTTAGTTATCGGGGTTCGATTCCCCGGCGGTCCACCAAGTTTTATCTGTGTGTGAGAAAGTCTGGTTAATCTACTCGCCTTGGAAGTGAGAAATCGCAGGTTCAAATCCTGCCACACAGACCAATTATTTATGGTAACCATAGTGTAAAGGTTTAGCACCTCGCTCTGTGAAAGCGATAGAATGGGATCGTTCCCCATTGGTTACCCCAAACATGCTCTGGTGGCGAAATTGGTAGACGCACCAGTTTAAGGTACTGGCGCCGAAAGGCGTGTCGGTTCGAGTCCGACCTAGAGCACCAGGTTACGGTCGGCATTTTAGAGTGCTATGCGACACAGGCTCTACAGGTTGACCACCAAATTTCAAGCTAGACGATAAGATTGAGTCCCAAATAATCTAGCACAGTTCGGGTTGGCTGTGTGACACCGCACACGATTATAAGGTAGTATAAACTCTCTTATACGAGACAACCCAATGAGTCCGAAAGGATAGTTGGACGCTTGAAAACCTATTTGCCATAGTAGCTCCAATTGGTAGAGCAGCGGACTGAAAATTCGTGTGTTGCTGGTTCGAGTCCAGCCTATGGTACCAAATATTACTGTAACATTTCATCATATAAATATATGTATGAAAAAGATTATAGCATGTGGTTGCAGTTGGACATATGGTGCTGAATGGAATATGTTGACTGATGAAATAGATAAGTTTGATGACTATGTTACTATATTGGGTAACAAGTTGAGCGCCGAGACAATTAACTTGTCAAAGCCTGGATCAAGCAATTATGTTATCGCAAAGCAAATAGAACATGCAATAACACTTAAACCAGAACTAATAGTATTCAATATAACTACACCTGAACGCATTGATGTAATACAGTCAAACAAAAAACTTTCAAGTACAGTTACAATAAACAATTTTGATTATTCGTTATACCCAAACAAGCATATCGGTGTAACAACTAATGAAATAGATAGTGGCCCACATCTAAGAACATTCATGCGGGCTCAAGCAGGTGAAAAAGAATTTCAAGGAGTAGCTGATTTTTTATTAAAATATCATAGCTATTTTATAAAAGAAGATCAAGATAGATTATTAGTATTGGGTACAATAAGTTTATTAGAGAAAAGTAAAATTCCATATGTATGTGTAAATTTCTCACCCATGTTTCAAAATAATGAGTTGGACAATTCAATAACAATACGATGGGATACAATTTGTCAAATGTACCCTTTAGCTAAAGATCCATATCATTTTTCAGTTGAAGGCCATGAATACTTGGCTAATCTAATATATGAACAAAATTTGGGTTTTTGGTGCAATGGATAGCATACAAGTTTCCGATACTTGAGATGCAAGTTCGATTCTTGCAGGGCCCACCAGTAGTAGATTAAATAGTTATAGTGACAATAGCAGAAAAGGAGTTTAACATGGCTGTTCTAGCACTAGATATCTCAGGAGTTCCAAGACAATGGATCTCGCACGATGATGCAATTACATACCACGCTAAAGATGCGGTAGCATGGAGCATGGGTGAAATTGTTGCTAAGTATCGTGGAGGTTTACAAAACTCCGGAGATCAAAGCTACCTTGAAACAACCAGTATTATCGCTGTGAAAGGTCACGGATTCAACCCTTACAAACATGCCAATGTAGCATTGACTAATAAGACATTGTTTGGTCGGGATCGGCAGGTGTGTGCGTATTGTGGTAAACATCATAATAACTACCATCACTTAAGCAGGGACCATATTGTCCCTAAATTTTTGGGTGGTGAAAACACTTGGATGAATGTTGTTACTGCTTGTAAAGAATGTAACAGTAAGAAAGGTCATAAGACATTGAAGGAAGCCCGCATGGAACTACTATACACTCCTTATGTACCTAATCATTACGAAAATATGATTTTACAACATCGTAACATTCTAGCTGACCAAATGGATTACTTGTTAGCAGGTGTTCCAAAGCACAGTAGAATTTTACTAAACTAGGTTGACAACAAATTCAACCTAGTGTATAATCCATATTAAATAAACATAGTAGTGAGTAACATCACTACTATTAAAATTGCCCGATTGGCTCAGGGGTAGAGCAACCGCCTTGTAAGCGGTAGGTCGTCTGTTCGAATCAGACATTGGGCACCAATTTTATTCCCCAGTAGCACAGCGGTAGTTGCAGTTGACTGTTAATCAACGTGTCGGTGGTTCGATCCCATCCTGGGGAGCCAAATATCTTTGTTAAGCATTCTGCTTGACAATAAATCAACAATACTATATAATAGAGACTAGTTAAGAAATTATCCGGCGTTAGTATAATGGATAATACAGCGGTCTTCTACACCGCGAATATGGGTTCGATTCCTGTACGCCGGACCAGAGATTAATGTTGTTGTAAAAATACAACAACAAAGTATTTGACAATAAATGGATGTTGTGTTATACTACATGCATAAGTTGAAAATCTGTTTAAAACACAGTATGACGTAGGTTGATGCTACTTTAGGGTAGACTGATACAGAGTAAAAGGCTAGTGGAAATCATACATTAAACTAGCTAAACAGATTGACAATAAATGGTGCTTGTGATATAATCATAGCATGAGTTGAGAAATCAACAGGTTGTTTCAAAAAGCGAGACACGCTGGCGATAGCAAAAAGTCAAGCAGGAAACATTAAATGAGCAGGTCTCAGCCAAATGTTCTTTAAAATTTAAGAATCATATATCCCTGTTTAAGTTACAGGGCTCTATATGTAAACACATTAGTGTCAATGAGTTGTTACTCGCAAGATCATGCCCACGCCGCGCATGTTCGTGTAAGACGGTTAAATTCCGTAATGTGTTTTCATATAGATAGTGTATATAAAGCGTGGGTTCTCAACGAACCTCTGTGCAGAGAACATCTGTCCCGACAGCTCCTGGCGCGGAGTGGACACAGTCGGGGAATAACAGGTCCACCAGGAGGTTCACGCTTTATGTATATTA